TCTCCTACATCTAGAATTGAAAAGGATATGTTTCCAACTACTGGTAAAACGGTCATATCTACTCATTTAAGTAGTTTATGATTGTCAGCCCATTTATGGATGCAATATTCTTCAGGATTCGAAGCCCTATCTCGGTTTGCTACCTTGATGGGATTTCCGAAATTTTCGGAAAGATTAGAGAAAGTACAATCTGGTGAGCCATGATTTAAAAACGATACAAGCAATTGATTAGAAGCTACAACATTTGATGCGAGTGTTACTGATGACATGAGAATTTATTCGATTGATAAAGGTAATACTTGAGAGATGGGCGTTCCGAATGATGATACTATATTTAAATATAAGGATATCATTCGTTATGCTGTGGCTTCTGGTCGTTTGGCTAAGTTGTCTTTGAAATATGAGCCTGCTGGAAAAGTGCGTGTGTTTGCTATGGTCGATGCATGGACTCAATGATTAATGGAACCACTTCATAAACTAATTTTTGAATTACTCAAATATTGGATTACGGATGGTACTTTTAATCAGAGGGCCCCTATAGATAGACTAATTAAAAACCTTGGCTATCCGAAAGGATTTGTTAAGGGTACTACTTTTTATTCATTGGATCTTAGTGCTGCTACTGACAGGTTACCGATTAGTTTGCAAGAGACGATAGTATGTTACTTATATGAAATGTTTTATTCCGGAAATAATATTCCAGGGTGAGACAGATCGTTGAGTAATAATGCTATTGAATTTGGTAAACTATGACGTTTCCTATTAGTGAACAGATTTTACTATCTTCATCTCTCTAAACAAGATTTGAAGAAGTTATCTGGTAGTAAGAAGATTCTATATAAATTGAAGTATAGTGTTGGTCAACCTATGGGTGCTTTGTCATCGTGAGCTATGCTCGCTTTGACTCATCATGCTATAATACAATTAGCGGCTAAAAGGGCAAAAATTAATAATTTCTCCAAATACGCGGTTCTCGGTGATGACGTAGTAATATGTCATTCACAAGTTGCGATTCATTATCTAAATATACTCCGAGAGATTGGGGTGGAAGTAGGTATGGCTAAATCTGTTATTTCCAAAAGAAAATTAGTTTTAGAATTTGCGAAGAAATTCTTTGTAAATTCTGAAAATATGGATATGATCCCTATAAAGGATTGTCTCACCACTTGGGTTAAAACATCTCTAGTTAAGGAGTTTGCTGTTAAGTGAAAACTTAATCTCAAACAAATTGGATCGTTTCTTGGATATGGATATCGGGCTAAAATGCATATGCTTTCTAGGATTTTGTGAAAACTTGATCTTAGAAAACGTGTCATTCTTGTCTGGTGCTGTATGCCTGGTACACATATGGGTAGATCATCTTGATTCGACTGAATCACTATGAAAAGCGCATATGAAAACCATGAGAAGGTTAGTGATATAGCAATAGAAAAATCCTGTCAATTAATCTTGAAGGAACTGGAAAAACGGTATGATCTTTATTATAAGATCTATCTGCAGTGGTTTAATTCTCTTGAAGCAATAGCGAAAGAGGGTGATTCTAAATTTCCGATATCTGAAAGTCATTTTCAATATAGATCTGATAGTAATGAAACAATCGAAAGAAAGTTTCCTATACCTTGAAGTAATATATTAAATGATCCTTTGGATAAATCGGTATCTGGAACACCTCTCCGGACTTATCGTTTTGATGAGTTTAAACCATTGGAAGTAGAACATAATAAAGTGGAGATTGTTAAAGGTAAAAGGTTTCTTATGTTAGCCTCAGGTCACTATGAGTCGTTATTGGCTAAAGCCTTTTTCGATTATGGTGACAGGAGATCTAATATGATATCTTTTATTGAAGATAGTCTTAATTTTCTTATGAAAACTAATGCCGTTGACGGATTGCTATCTAAAGAACACTGGCCGATTGATAGAGTTCAGGAAGGTTTATTTGATGATTTTAATCAAAAATACTCCCTCTGAGTTCTATTTTCTCGTCCTATTTGGTCCGAGTTATACAAAGCAGATACTGGAAGAATCGATGAAATCCAAATCTCTGATGAGGTTGGTTTCGGACAGAAGCCCAAGGGTAGTACAGGTAAGAAGGGTAACATACTTTCTATTAATTTTTTCACGATTAATAAACGTATGCCTTTGAGCTGAGTTGAAAGAAGAAAATCGATGTTGATCTCTTTTATTACAGTTATAATTGAGATTTTTATTGGTTTACTTTTATTGCTTTGTCATTGAGTTTTACTTTATATGATATTATATAATTCGTATATGATATTGTATGAGGTGAACTCAATCAAAGTATATTAGATTCATCTTTTACAGATATTTCAATGATAAACCATGAAAGCCTAAGGGTTACTAATGTATAAGAGTTGAATGAAACAAACACAAGGAATTGATGCAGGATTCGCAGTGAAGAATGCTATAGATCACCTAGTTATATGAATTTGTAAAGAGAATGTACTACGCCAATTAAGAAACTAAGCCATCAGAGGTTCAATATTTGAAACACATCTGAGTGCCAAG